GCAGTGGCATTAGGTTGGGCAGGTTTAGCATTAGGTGCGGCATCAGCAGGTGCTCAGGCGGTAGGTCAGCGTCAGCAAGCCCGTATGCAGTACAAAGCAGCTAAACAACAAGCTGAGATGCAACGTCGTTATCAAGCACAAGCAGCAGCGGCGGAACGTACACGTGCATTACGTCAGATGACAGGCGAGCGTTTACAGCAAGCACAGCAACTTGAATCTTTAGGTAGGGAAGAAAGAGAAATAGCATTAAAAGCCCAGCAAGCTATATCTAGGACAGCAGAAGACCCTACAACGGCAGCAGCTAAACAGATGGAATACTTTGCGGATTTAGGTTCTAGGAGGGAGTCATACAACAGACAAAGGGAACTAATAGACGTAGGTAGAGGTTTCGCATTAGAAGACATAGGACTAGGTTCTCAACAGCGTCTCATCGGAATCAATCAACCTATATCCGATCCAATGCGTCCTAGTGGTTTAGGTATCTCTGATGTATTGAGCGTTGCTAGTGGTGGTCTTAGTGGGTACCAAATGGGACAACAGTTATCCGGCGGAATGGGTGGAGTAAGTACTGATATTAACCCCCCTAAAGGCCCTGTCAAAATAGGCGGTAAAACTTATACTTGGGAACCCGTTAACGTAAAATGACACGATCAGTTAGACAACTTCAACCTACTATAGGAAGACTCGGTGGTCACAACATTGCTCAACTAACAGCCCCTAGAGTACCTGTACCACAAACTAATAATTTATTAGAACTAGCTAAGGGTTTAAAAGTTACCTCTGATATTGTTGTTACTTACGATCAGATAAAGCAAACGCAGAACCGTCAACAAGAAGCATTAGAAAAGGCGAGAGCGTTAAAAGGTAAAGAGCGTGAGCAGTACAAGCAAGCTGTTATGACTGAAGGAGCTACGCAGTTTGACTTAGACCCAGGCGGAGTTTCTAGGCAGATGGAGGCTTACGAAAGGGAAGTCAGGAAGCTAGCTGAAGAAGGAAAGATGCCTGAGCAAGCGAATGCTTTGTTTATGTTAGGAGCGAAGCAAGCTAAAGGAAAAGTATTAGCTAACAGTGTTTACAGGGAAATGCTATTTAATCCTCAGACTATATCGGAGACAATAGACCCAGTACAAACGGTTCAAGAAAAACGACAAGAACTATTTAGTCGTCCTGAATTTCAATCTGAGTTAGTCAAAGAAGCTGCACTTGAGAATATAGAGAAGATAGAGCAAGCTTTCATTAAAGATGTAAACGATAGGTTTGATGCTGTTGATATAGAAGACGCTAAGACTAATTGGTTGTTAAACGGAAAACCTTTAATGAATCAAGCTATAAATGGACAGTTAGATATAAATGATCCATCTATTAAAAACTGGATAAACGATAAAGTAGGGTTGTTCCAAGGTTCTAGGAAATATGCGTGGGATAACTTAATTAAGGAACAGTTGAGAGAAGGTTTATCTAAAGACCCCGGAGAGTTAGGTAGTATTTCACCTAATCAAGTTGATAAATTTTTGGATGCTTTAAGGAAATTAGATTTAGGTGGGGGCGTGAAATTTGCAGATGCTGAAGTAGGCAACGCCATAACATCTTTCTACGATTCCACTGAGAATATAAGAATTAAATGGGAGAATAATAAAAACAAACAATTAAACGAAGACTACGAAAAAACAAAAGGTCTAGTGGTTGATTTATTACTAGAATCTATGGGTGACGGAACTACTGTTATAGCAACCGAAGCGGATGAGATAAGGCAACGCTTTTTATCTAGCCTTCCAGTTACCCAAAAACAGAGGGGTTTAAGCGAGTTCAATGATATATTAAAAAACATAGACAAACCTAGTGATGATCTATCTTTATTAGTTGTAAGTAATATTGAAACAAATATAACGGAAGGAGAGGATTTAACAACAGCTGTAAAAGAAATAAATAAATCATTCCAAGGGGGTTCCATATCAGCCAAGCAAAGATTAAATTTACTAGATAAAATTGATAAGGAAAGAGATTTCGACGAATTAGTTTATAAAACTGAAGGGGTGAGGAAATTGTCCGAAGGGTATGAAAATGTAATAACAGGTTTTAATACGACTAGAATAGGTAAGGCCACTTACGAGGAGGGTTATTTTACTCAGCTAGGAGTACCGAGTGACACAGCTCCTAATGATAGGAATAAACTAACAAACGGAAGTGTGTATAATCAAATAAGACTTAAAACAGGGAGCGAATACGATTCTAAGCGTTTTGTTAATAGTAGGTACTACGCTTTTAATAAAGACTTTAAACAGGCTAATCTTTTAAAATTTAAAGAATACGAAACCGATCCTCAGACTAGCCCACAAGAAGCCGCCAATAAAGTATTAGAGGAAATGCAAGAAACAGCTAGAAGTGTGTTTAAAAATTGGGAAAAAGAATCCATCGAAGAAGCTAAAAGATTGTATAAGATTGAAATTTTCACTACAGGAGAAGAACTACAACAAGCATTCCCTGAAGACTTTTAAATAAAAATGGCCAAGGAAAAACAAATTAAACCAGTTATGAGTCCCGTCTATAAAGGATTGGATTCTGCTGACCCTGAAACTAAACTCACTCAAGAACAAGTTGAGCAAGGCATAGAACAATTTAAGGGAGATGTTAAAAGTTATTTAGATTCTGAAGAAGAACGTATTGTAAGCGATATAAAAATACAAAAACCTGTTCCTTCCTTAACTCGCACAGAAGAGATAGCAGAAACTCCTGAAGGTGAAATTCCTTCTAAAACTAGACCGGGAGCTTATACACCATCAACGCCTCAAGTTGAAATACCTACTACACTACCCGAACATGGTATAAAGGCTTTATATTCTACTGAGGAGCGGATTTTAGAAAGAGCTACCCAGATAACGGGACTACCTCCTGAAAGCCCAGCTAACCATCAAATCGCTCAAGTTTTAGCAAAAGGCGATCCATTCTCTGCGTCTTCTATGGAGAAGGCTAAGGAAGAAACAATGAAACTTGTGAGGGCAGGTTTGATACCTAATCCTAATTACGATGGGTTTGATGCTGAAGTAGCAGAGTTTGTTGATTGGGCTAACCCGATGGCTGTGGAAATAATTGGAACTTTAGGAACAGGCATTGTCACTTCCCCCTTACTACTTGCACCAGAGCCTTCAACTAAAGCAACTTGGTACGCATTAAATGCTTCTTCGAGTGCTTTTTGGAATATGGTTGCTCAACAAATGGAGATAGGTTCGGGCATTAGGGAGGAAACGAATTGGTCTGAGGTTTACGCTTCTGGGCTTTTAGGTGCTGTTCCCGCTGTTAAGACTGGCGTAGGTTTGTCTAAGGCAGGTGTAATAAAGGTAAGGGCGGTTGAGGGTGCAGCTTTAGGAGCAGGTTACGAGGGTCTTCGTTTAGGATTTGCCGCTCTTTATGGCGAGGATTTAGACTTTAGCGTTGCTGGTTTAGCTGGTGCACCTATTCTAGGAGCTACAATCGGAGGAACTCTAGGTAGGTTGGAGTCAGCTCTTGTTATATATAAAGCTAATTCATCAGCTCAAGGAGCTTCTGTTTTACGTAAAGTAATTACAGATGAGTTAAAACAAGTTAAGAAGGAATTACAGCGTACTGAGAAAAAAGGAGGAGTTAATAAGACTGCTCGTACTAAAGTTGAAAAACTAGAGTCTCAATTACAAGAGTTAATACCCAACGAAGAGAAAGTACTACAACAAGCTATTGATACTTTAGAGCAAGCTGAAGTTAAGCAAATGGAAGAGGTTGCTAAAGTAGCCGAAGAGTTTAAGAAGACAGAGGCGTTTAAGTTATTTCAAGAAGTAGATGTACAAGGCGAAGGAGGTGCTGTTAGTAGCGGGGTTACGGGTGTATTACCTAAACAACTATCAGGAGCTAAACCTCGATACAATTACGGAGACCGCAACATCGAACTTAACTTTGAGAACGATATAGCTAAAGCACTTTATATCGCAGGTAGCGGTCAAGCATCCAAACGTAAGCAAGAATACATTAACTGGTTAAAGTCTCAAGGAGTTGAGGATGTAGAAGGTCTAGCCAAACAAGTAAGGGATGGCATTAAGTCACAAGCGAAAGCAGGACAAGACAGTGTATTTATTAAATCACCTTTAAAATTTGTAGAACCACCAACCCCGAAATCGACTGAAGCATCTACGGTTAAAGTTGACCGAGAAGGCGTACCTCCATTATCTCAGGAGGATTTTGACGAACTTAAAGAAGTAACAGCTTCCAAGCAACAAGCTAGAGAAATATTAGATGACTTCTTATCTGGTGGAGGTACGAGGCAGGTTGATCCTATTACAGGAAAAGTTCTTGATTCTCACGACGAAGTAAAAGCTAGGTTATTAACGGATGACTCAGAAAAACAAAGACTAATTAACAGCGTTACTTCAGCTATTAACGATGATTTAAAGAATGTTAAAGGCGGACGAGTTGGTAAATTAGAATACTTAGCTAAAGTACAAAACGAACTTGATAGAAGACTTGGAGCAAAAGCTAGTGAAGAATTAGCTATCGTTATGAATGCCGCCCAAGTATCGGATAACGCTGAAGTCGCAGATACTATAAGTAAACTAGGTATACACATGGCAGCTAATGGTGCTGTTATGGTAAAGGGTTACGACGATTTAATTAAGTTATTAACTGACGCAGATTTAAACGATCCTAACATAATTAATAACGCTACATCTAGTATCTTAAAACTAATACCACAGCAGTTAGCTTGGAAGAAGGCGGGGGCGGAGTCTGGTAGGTTGTTGCAATCTAGGAAGTACACTAAAGACATACTAGATGTTAAACAAAAAGAAGTACTTGAAGGATTAGAAGGTAATCTAGTTAAGGACATCAAGGAAGCTAAAGAACTAACAGATGAACAACTTCAAGAACAGATTAAAACTTTCGGAGATATACAAGTTGTAAAGAAATTATTAAAAACAATCCAACAAGCAGACGATACTTCAGAAGTTCATAAAATACTAGTCGAGCAACAAAAAGTTTTTCAAAATACTTGGAGGAATACTGCTAAAAAATATCTTTCTAGACCTTACGAACCCGATGAAACAGGTAACGCATCTACATACACTAAGGTTAGGGATATGGGTTCGGACGTGGCTTACGCCGCTATGCTTAGTAGCCCTGTAACTCACGCTAAAGTTCTTATATCTAACACCATTATGTCAAAGTATAATGCTTTAAATGGGTGGGTGGGTGCTAGATTTATGGCTACATTACCGTGGACAACAGAAGGTATAACTAAAGAGGAGTGGAAAAGAGCGGGTGATTTTTGGAGTAAGACCGCAACTACTTTTAGCACTTATGGAGGTATAGTTCATAAAGAGGCTATGAAAGCGTTGAAGTCTGGTGATTCGGATTTGAGGTCGCATTTTGAAAGAGCGGGAAATTCATCTTGGTCAATGGAGCGTACAGGAATGTCTGGAGCTTTAGGTGCTACTTTAGAAAACATAGGTAGTCACATTGATTTACCGGGTAAAGGTTTATCTTCTTTAGATGTAAGAACTAGATTAAATGTGGCACACGCTATGACTCACGCTAAAGCTGAGGTTGATTATCAAAAGGCAGTAGCTTCAGGTGAAAGCGTAGGAACATTCAGGCAATATTACGATAACTTTGTAAGTAAAGTATTCACCGAGTCAAAAGGTAAGTTAATGACTGAAGATCAAGTAAGAAGGAAAGCTGTGTTAATGGCGGAGAAAGAAGGCGTAGCTCCAGAAAACTTAGCTTCTTATATGGATAATTTTGTTAAGAACAATTGGGATAAGGATACAAGTGCATTCGTTGATTATGTTCAAAGAAATTTAAAAGAAGTTACATTTACAGAGGAAATGGGTGAGTTCGCTGATCCAAACTTATTAGAAAAAGGTAACTATTACTTAGAGCAGTTCTTGAGAACATACCCAGCTTTACAAGTTATACTGAATCCTTTTATGCGTACAGGGCGAAACATACACAGAGGTGCGGCGGCTGTTACTAGTCCATTAAAAACACTCACTGCGGCTATTGATAAAATACCAGTAGCTAACAGGACTCCATTAATGAAGGACGTACCAAGATTAGCAGAGAAGCTTTGGACTAAAACAACTAAAGACTTAGCAAGTGATGACCCTATAATATCCGCTAGAGCCAGAGGGCAACAGATAACAAGCATAGGTATATTAGCTACGGCTTGGGGGCTTGCTGAGGGAATACCCGGAGTTGCTGAATTTGTAGGAACGGAAAGCCAAGACTGGAAGATGAAGAAAGCCATAAGGACTGCTACAGGTATGCCTGAATATACATTAAGAATAGCTGACTTAACTAGACCCGGTAAAATGAAAGCTATAAGTCTAGCAGCTCTTGAACCATTTAATACAATAATGAGCGTAGTGGCTGATATGAAAAGTTTAAGTAACGGCACGGTAGCACAGAGAGAAGAAGCTAGAAATTTATTTGAAGCATTTACATTAGCTCTATCAAATAACATATTCAAGAAATCCTACTATAAAAACTTAGGGGATACTATGAAGTTAGTAACAGAAGCAACTAGCGATAAAGAAGCACAAGCAGCTCAAGCATTTAGGTTGTTAAAAGGGCTAGCGGGTAATGTAATACCTTCAGTTCAAAACACTGTAAACTATATGTCTGATGATGTTATTCGTGAGAATAATTCTATTATGCAAGTAATAGCTAGGCGTATGAATGGTTTATCTAAAGCAGTTCCTCCAATGCGTGATATATTCGGAGACATAGAACTTAGAGGTTTTAGTGATAAAAGGGGAGGTGGAGTTAATGTTTGGTCACCGTTTGGTGTTTACAATCAAACGGGTGATATAGATCAATATGTTGAGATTGATGAAGTCACAGGATTCAGGACGTTAAAAGTACCTAAAATAACTAAGTCAACAGTAGCAACTGAATTGCGTAAAGGCGGGAAAAAGGATATAACGGAAAACGATATAGAACTAGCTTATCAAGCTAAGATTAGGGAAGCGGCTTACGCTACTATTATCGAACTTGGTATTGCTCCTCATTTCAACGCAGGAACCACTAAATGGAACGGCATAGATTTACAGGAGATAATACACCCAGATACCCAGCAAGATGCGTTTGATAGATGGCAAGAGCTTACTAATGAAATGAAATTAAATTCTATGTCTTTACCTTCTAAGAGCGGTAAGACTTTGAAAGAAACTATTGTGGCTTTAGCTAGTGGTAAAAGTGTACCAGCTTATGGTGTTTTTGATAAAAGAGTTAGACGTGCTCCTAAGACAGTATTACCCGAAGGAACTGCACAGGAGGACACTGAAAGAATAAGCACAATTAAGGCTGTATTTAGAGAGTTTAGAAATGAAGCTTTAGAAAAACTGAAGAAAGAATTTCCTATACTAGAAGAACAGAAAGAGGCTGTAGAAGTATTTGAAGAAAAATTAGATAGACCATTAAGAAGCCCACAAGATTTAGAAGCTAGGCGTAAGTTTGAGCTTGAGGTATCCAAGCAAAAGTTCCCAGAAGAAAAATATAAAGAACAGCAAGTGCCATCTAAACTAGAGGAATTAATGTTACCGTTCAGGAGAAACTAACTTGCTCTTCTCTCTCAATAATTAATAATATATCATCATGGCTGTCACATACATAGACCACGCAGGAACCCAAGGGCAAACGGACTTTACATTTACTTTCCCTTATCTCGAAGACGAACACATCAAAGTAGAAATTGACGGCGTAGACACTACTGACTTTACTGTAGTAGCTACACCTACCGCTAAGATCGTACTTGATACAGGATTAAGTGCTGCTGCTACTGTACGTGTAAGACGACGTAGTGCTCCTAATGAGAACCTCGTAGACTTTGTAAACGGTTCTGTATTAACGGAAGCTGAGTTAGACTTATCTTATCGACACAACCGTTACTTAGCTGAAGAGATTGCAGAGCTGAACGATCAATCGTTACAGATTGAAAACGGCGGTACAGAGTGGGACGCTAAGACTAAACGTATAAAGAATGTAGGTACAGCTGTTGACAGTACGGATGCAGTAACGAAGGTATACTTAGATAACAAAGTTGCTCAGGTATCTACAGGTGCTACACAGCCTCCACTCAAGTGGGTATTCTCTGCTATATCTGGTACTAATAATACATACACTGTTACGGGTGCTGAGGTCTTAGGAGATACAGCTTATGAAGTAAGTATCAACGGACTGATTAAAGAACCAACCGTTGAGTACACTGTAGACCCAAGCACTGATACACTTACCATCATACCTAACATGACAGGTAGTGAAGATATAGTTGTTATTCAGCGTGGGTTTGGCGTGGCAGTTGCAGGTACAGTAGGAACTAACTCTTTAGTAGATGGTAGCGTTACAAATGCTAAGTTAGCAAGTGGTGCTGTTACATCCGATAAGACTTCCTTTACTAATTTAGAGGTAACTAATAAGTTGAGTGTTACTTCCGATGGTTCGGGTACCGGATTTGGTCGAGTTGAAGTAGGGGGTCCAAGCGGTGGGCATATAGATTTTAAAGCACCAGCATCTGACGACTACGACGGACGTTTAATATACGACGGAGTTACAAAATTAATAGGTAAAGACGGAGTAAAAATACAGTCAGGAAGTATAGGGGGCACATTAGCGGTTGATGTAAATACTGACGGGAATGTTGGAATAAAGACCACCGCACACGCTACACACGCACTAGACGTAACTGGTGACTTAAACATCACAGGGGACTACAAAGTAAATGGTACGAACCTACAGACTGTACCAACTGGAACGGTGTCTGCTTTTGCTGGTAGTGCTGCTCCTACGGGTTATGCGTTGTGTGATGGGTCGGCAGTTAACAGGACAACTCAAGCTGCTTTGTTTGCTGTTATCGGTACAACTTACGGTAGCGGTGATGGTTCTACTACATTCAATCTTCCTGACCTTCGTGGACGAGTAGTTGCTGGTTTAGGTGAAAGTTTATTAGGTGCTACTGCTGATACGCTTGGTGAAGATAATGGTTTAATCGCTGATACAAAGGAACACCTACTAACATCCGCACAATCGGGTCTGCCCGAACACACGCACGGAGGGGGAGTTAGTCACACTAATACTAATGGTGCGGCGGGTGATGCGGCTTTTACTTATGTTACACAAACACAGGGAGTAAATGGTGGCGCACAACCCGCATCCTCCGCCCACAACAATGTCCAGCCCACCATCATCCTTAACTACATTATTAAAACATAAGCGATGATCGAATCTATCTCCGGCTTTCTTAACACCATCCTTGTCGTAGCTCTAGGCGTGATCGGGTGGATTATCAAACGTTTAATTGAACGCTTAGACCTTGGTGATAAACGACTTACAAAGATAGAAGTAGAGTTAGCAGCACAACGAGAAAGAGACGCTGCTGTTGAAAGTAGAATAGGTAAGGTTGAGACTGCAATCAATGAGATGCACAACAAGATTGACCGCATGATGGAGATATTAATTAAGAAATGAGTCTATATAAAAACATTAATAAACGTAAGAGCTTAGGCATTAGCCGTAGCAAAAAGAAGTCAACTATTACTCCAAAGGCTTACGCTAATATGAAGCGTGGGTTTAAGAAGCCCTAACAATTAGTGGCTAGACCGTACAGAAGACCTCGTGTTGTTAGACCTAGTCCTTTGATTGCTCAGTACAATACACTTGGTGCGGTTGCTGTGGGAAGTGCGAAGGAAGCGGTAACTACAGCAACGGCTGCTAAAGTAGTGACAGATTCTATTACATCTGACCCTGACATCATAGGTGTTAGTGGCGGTAACGCTGCATTAAGTGACCCACAGATTGACGGTTTAGGAGCAACTGCTAGTGATAACTTAGATGT